TGGTATCGAAGTCTAGTTCAGTTACTCTGATGTTGGCCATTATCGTACTCTAGTAAATGTTGTTGAAAAGACCCCGGGCTGATTGGTGTTGCGTATTTTATATTCTATCTGTATGAACATTTCATTGGCATCGGTATCATACACTTCAACATTGATGAGCTGCACACGGGGTTCAAATTTAGTTATGGCATCGCGTATGGCTCGTTCGGCTATGGTGCGACTTAATACATCACCGGGCTCAAACAACAGATTGTGAATCTGGCATCCCAGTTCTGGAGCAAAGGGTCGCTCGTAGTGTCGGGTATGAATTAAGTTACGCAGCGCAGTGCGTATGGCGTTGTCGTCAGTTTTAGCCGCCACATCGCGAGTACGAGGCGTAAGTGCAAACGTTGCATCCAGGTCGGTAAAGATACGTGATCGTCGGGTCATTTTATTATTTATCCTCCGCAGAACACATTGGGCGAACCTTCTGCTACTGCAGTACAGGCTGTTATGGCATCTCCTATGCGTCCCGCACCCTTGCCATTGATGCGCACCGTGGCTGATCCTGCGGTAATAGGTGCAGCATGGCCAGGGCAGGGCGAGCCCGGCAACAGATGCGATGTATTGTTGTCGCCCTGACGACTCCAGGGCTTTCCATTGACACGAACATTGGGCGAGCCCTGGGCGCGTGTCATGCCCGAACAATGTGCAACATCGGCATCACCAACTCGGGTAGCAGCAGGCATGTTGTCTCCTAGGTTTGTCCGCGTTCGCGGCGCATAAGTTCATCGAATCTGGGGTACCAGCTTTCAATCTCAGCATGTTGTTCATCGGTGTGCGGCGGCTCGGGCATGTAGGGATTGAATTTAATGACCCGCTCAATTTTTTCAGGTATATCTTCCCAGCGCTCATAGGTGCGCAGTTCACCGTTGACTATAACTATGAATTCTGATTTCATCGGCTTAAATCACACAGATAGAGTTTTAATTCACCACCGGGCCCACGAGCGATTGTATGATCCATGAAGGTAGCAATCTTGGGATATGGTTTAGCATCTATTGGGCGATTTCCCTTGGGATTAAAGCTGGCATGTACCCAGCCCTGGAACACACCGCTGAAGGTTCCATATTCCAACAACAGCTGATCATAGGCTACATTGTCGCGTATCCACAGCGCAGCATCATAAAGCACAGGTGCTGCCAGGCCCCCACCAAACATCATATCTGCAGCCAAGCCCATGCCATGTTGAGCTTCGTTTGGACCAAACCGCAATGTACTAGTAAGTTTCATCTGCGGGAATCTTTTCTTGATGGGTTCTAGAACATTGACACACAGGCCGCGTAGATTGTCCAGCAGTTCGGCCTTGGTTAATCCATTGGCACTAGTCTGACTAGATGCCCAGAAGGCTTTATTCTGCCCAGCACTGCTGCTACCACAAAGTACAACATCACCCAGTGTAAAGGATGCGCTGAGTTGTATGCTCATGGGTGTAGCTTTAAAATTAGTAAACTCACCAATCTTATAGGCAGTAGGTGCAACAATCATGGGTGCCTTGGTGTCAGATCTCTTGCAACCAGCCTTGGCAATTTCTTTGCCGCGATCTACTTCTTCTTGAGTCTTTTTACCGCTGGCAACATCTTTTTCTAGCTTTGCGGGATCCTCACCGCCATCGCCTTCGCTGCGTTCTTCTATGGACTTATCGCAGGCTGCGCGATCTAAATCTGTCAACGGGCTATTAGTGGGACTGGCAGTTTCCAAGGCACTTAAATTTGTACCTGTGGCTGCAGCAGCTTTACCATCGTTAAGATCAATGGTGCTGCCATCCAGGCCCATGGCGCCACCGGACTTGATGTTCATGCCAGCGCCGGCGTCATGATACATGCTACCACCAGCCTTGATGTGTACATCATTTTCAGCTTCTAAGTAAATGTTCTTGGCACGAGTTTTTAAATTACCAGCTACGTTGATGTCGGCATCATTTTTAATATTGATGGTGGTTTTGCCCCAGACTTCCATTTCCAGAACGTCACGAGCCAATACGCGAGTAGCATTGTCTACTGTAACATCATAATCACCTTTGATGTATACTTTGTTGTTGCGAACGTAGATGCCAAAATGATCTCCCTGCACGTGTTGATGCCAGCTACCATTCTGATCTATTTCCACAAAAGTACCTGCGCGGTGATAGACATGAATGCGCTCTCGCTCCGGAGTGTCATCCATTTCTACAATGTGTCCGCTTTCAGTTTCAACAACATGATTGTGTGGATAGCGAGCACAATAGGCCGAACCTGGTTCTTCCCACTCGCCACCGTTGCCTTTACCAATGGCAGTAATTTTATTTTTATTCTTGGCTTCCACCAAGGTGCCCTCTGAATCCCCTGTAGCCAGTTTATTGGTATCGGGGCGGTCAGTATATTCACACTTGGGATATACACTGTTGGGGTCACTGAATGCCGGCGGGTTGCCCAGACGAGGATCATTTAAATTTTCTGTGGGTGCTGTATTCTGCGGATCGGGTTGCGCGGTATTGGGTTTGGTCTGACTGGGAGGTACTTCTACAGGCTGGCCCAGAAGTTCGGCTACGCGAGTTCCTCCGGGATTGACACCTGTGGTAAAGTTGGCCGCATATCCATTGACTTTGTTTAAAATTTCTGCACCAATGCTGCCTTTTTTGCGTATATCTCTACCACCGGCCACCATGCTGGTAGCCAATATGTTGGCATCGTTCTGTGAAGCACCCGGGTAACCAATACCAGTGTTTTTAGAAGCCACTCCGCTGTTTATAGCCAATTTCATAAACGCGGCTGTGGCCTGCGCAGCATCATCGGGACTGTTCAATAAATCGGGATTGTTGATGAATCGCTCGTCGCCATAGGCCAATTTACTTAATTTTGCATAAAGATTTTTGCCAGTAAATTGAATAAATCCGCGTCCACGATATTTAAATCCGTCACCGGGCTGAGTATGTCCAAAGTCTTCGCCAGTTTTACCGGACTTGTATCCATAGATAATGTCATAGAATGCCACATCGTTGGTTTTAAGCTGATTGAGTTCGGCATCAGAATAGGGAGCTACTCGTGATCCAAATACTTCGCGCAATCGTGCCACATCAGTATTGCGGTAGCTGTATTCTGATTTGGTAATACCACCACATTCCTTGAGCACGTTACCCAACACGGCAGCTACAAACTTATGATCTGTTATGCCCTGTTTTTTGCAAGCCAGCACAACCTTTTCTAAATTTTCTTGTATCTTTTGATTTTTAGGTATGGGCGTAGCCGTTGTTGAATTGGATTGATCGGATCGTATTGGATTGCCGTTGCTGTCCTTCACAGGATTGCCATTGCCATCACGCAATATGCCGGCATCGTTTTCTGCTTGGTTAGCCTCCTGCGCAGCACACCCACTGGTTTTATCAGGCAAACCTCCCATGGTGCCCATGATCATGGGCTGTTGTTTGTCCTTGCCATCCATGAAAAATCCTATAACCCAGGTACCTTCCAATGGACCCAGGGGTGCTGATCCTTTGCCGCTGATGCCTGCGCTGGTTATAGGCTGCATGGGCACTGCCCAGGGCAGATCGCCAGTGGGCAGCACTTCTTTATTGTCAATATGATAGCCGAGAATACGTACACGACAACGTCCAATCTTTTCTGGATCGTCGCGATCCTCCACCACACCAATCCACCAATAAAAGCCGTCACGACCAAAAATATTATCGTTCATGTATTTTCCTTGCGATATGAATCTTTGACCAATTCCATGATCATCATGTGTTTAACCAGAGTGATTTTATGTCGTATGGCAGTCACCAGATAAAATCCGCTGTACAATGGATCTTCACCTCGCTTGGCTTTGTCGCTCTGATCCCTGGGAGCCGCATCAGGATAACTTAGATACACCACCGATCCTACTTCAGCATCACAACGACCCGGAACAGTAATAATAATTTTAAAATTGCTTAGTTCGTTAATAGTGCTAATTCGACGTGGCAGAGTTTTATCAATTACATCGTTGGCATTGGTTTCTAGATCACTATAGAGTTTTTCATGCTTAGGATAGAACTGCACTAGACTACTGGGTCCACGTAGAGCACCATCCTCAAACGGCGCACGACCGCCGGTGTTGGAAATATCTTCCAAATGTTTATATTCTTTGTAACTTGAAACATGATCATAATCAATAATTTCATATTTTTTAGTTATAATGTCCAATGTAACCAGACGATTGGCATAATAACCATTGTGCGTATTTTTAAATGCATTGAAGGTTTCCACAACTTCTAACTCTTCAATTCTGCTGTATTCTTTTTCAACATCTTTGCGATAGGCTTCATCAGGAGCACCACCAGTCATGTTGTTGGCCACATACGCATACTCACGATAGATTTGTTTATCCTGTGTGGCAATGTCTATGATGGCTTCAATGTTGGCAAAATAAAACGCCTGGGTAGTTTCATAGAACAAATAGGCCGGCGATTTTAAATTTCTAGGAACTGCGCGCGCAGCCAACCAATTAATGCAGTGTGTGGCGTGCCAGCCCGGGCTGGTAAATGAAATTTCATTGTCGGTTTCGCCTACAATTACCAATGGAGTAATGTCATCGTCGTTGCCAGTAGTGCGCGGTACAGCTAAACGCTCTTTGTAGATATTTTCTACTATTTCGCTCACAGGTCCACGAAAATGTGAATATACTGGTACCAGCATATCAATAAACAATTCAGTGCTGCAGAAATGTAGCACATAGCTCTGTGTGCCAGTATCCTGAATCATTGCACGATTGGTGACGCTGTAGACTTTAAATGTCTTGTAGATGCGCTGCGGCAACGATGGAGTTACTATCTGAATTCTGATGTATTCATTGCCTATGATGGGAAATTTAGTAATGAAGTTACCAGCATCGATCAGCAGTATGTTGCCATACAGACCGTTTTTAAACATGTCTTCATAGATGTTGAGTTCGCCCACCAGCTGACTAATGTTTAATTCTTCGTTGTTGTCCTTGATAACAACAACTTCTTTGACGTCTACATCACCAGCAGTCTGTATGCCTGCAGTTGAATTATCTTTGGCCATTTATAGTTCCAACAAAATTATTAACAAAGGCTGGCAAAAATTCTGGCTTGATGATGCTAATTCTGCGCTTACCTTCGTTGATGCTGTCTTCATATTCAAAATAACTTACAGGATATTTGGTGCCCGCATAACTGCTATGCACCACTTCTTCGTTGTCATTGACATAGTGTTTCACAGCATCGACATTTTCAATGTTATACTTTCTCTTGACATATTTTGTCAAGTCTTGATTGGTCATTGGCCAATCAAATCTAGGATCTAGTATGTTGTTGGCTACTAGTATGGTCCAGTGATAATAACTGTCATTGTATAATTTATCAGCTACAATTTCCGGAGTCTCGCCGTCCAGGACATCATAATCATCATAGACCAGACTAGTCTGCAGATTATTATCTAAGGCACGCACACGTCGAAAAATATCGGTAACTTGAAATGAGGTGCGTCCTCCATCCACACTGTAGTGTATAACTGGAAATGCCTTAAAATACATATCAGTATCCTTCGTCGATGCGTTCTTTGGTCAGAGTTTCTAGTTCAACAAATCTAAGCTTCATGTTTATCTCTGTGGGATAGCTTGCTGCAGAACTATTATATGGAACAAAAGTGCTGAACTGTTGCCCACCATAGTCCACAGTCATGTTTTGCAATACACAGGTGCTGATGTTGAACAACGTAGGGTTAGGTCGGTCATTAAAATAATACACTATGTTGAATTGGC